AATATTGATAGTGTAACCCCATACATTGCTCAATCATTATTCGGAACACAAGTAGAAGAGGAGTGATAAGTGGAAGAAATCAATGTCGAACTACTTGATTTTTTCAAAGCAGTAAAATCGGAAAAAAAGGAAAAGAAAGATAAGATAGATTCTATCATCGGGAATTCCTTTTTTGAAGATTTTGTAAAGCCATTATCGGAAGAAGTTAAAGCAAAAGAAACTAAAATTGCTCCAAAAAAATCCAAAAAACCAATTCAAGTAAAGGAAGAAGTTAAAGAGGATTTAATTGAAAAGTCTTTAGGACTTCTTTCAGAACCTTCAAATACTAAACAACAAAAAGATCCACTTACTCCATTAGACCAAAAGTTCGCAACACTTGATGATTTACAAAAACATTACAGTACTTTCCTTTCTCGTATTCAACAACAACTCTCCACATTAGGTGGAGGTGGAGAAACCAGATTAAGATACTTAGATGATATTGTAGGTATTGCAACTAATTCTGGTGCTTATAATAATAAATTTTTACAGTGGAATTCTATAACAAATAAAGCAGAGTTTGTTGACCCAAATGATGTTGGTGGAACAACAATAGTCAATATTAGTGGAACTACTAACTACTATCAGGCATCAAATGTTGATGATTATATTGGAGTGAGTGCTGATGTTCCAGTAACAATTGTATTGCCACAAATTCCTTCCTATGGTAAGAAGTTAATTGTAAAAGACGAAGGTAATAAAATTGCTACATACAATATAACAGTCCAGGCAGGTGCTGGAACAAGTGTAGAGAATGATAGTTCAGTTATTATGACTACCAATCATCAAAGTTTTACTTATTTTTACAATGGAAACAATTGGTTCTTAATCTAATATGTCTTATAATCCCCTTCCACAACCAGCAACTTCTGTAGTTCTTACAGGTGCAGGAACATCAGTAGTAACATTTGATAATCCATTTCCAGTATCTCTTGGAAGTTCTAGTATTACTATTAATGGTGATATTACTATTCCAGGTATTGTAACAGTTACAAGTACACCAGAAAATCCAATCCATTCTCATTTAGTTGAAGTTGGAACTAGTGGAACATTAACAACACCATATCTTCCAGTTGGTATTTCAACATTACTGAATACTGTAGGTATTGGAACCACAGGGCAAGTATCAATCAACCTCAATAATTCACCAGTTAGCACTACAAATCCATTTCCTGTTACTGGATCAGTTGATATTGAATTACCACCAACAGCAACTGATGCATTTGGTAGACAAAGAATGTCTACCCCACTCACACTTTTTGATAGTTCTCACAGATATAGAGACAATAATCTTTGGAGTGGTTTAGTTGTTGGTACTGGTTCAACAGTTGGATTTTCGACAGCACAAGGTTTGATTAATATGACTGTTGGTGTTGGAAGCACCGCATCAATCATCAGAGAAACTACAAAAGTATTCTCTTATCAACCAGGAAAATCATTACAGGTATTGAATACATTTGTAATGAACCCAGCAAAAGCAAATCTTCGTCAAAGAGTAGGATACTTTGGTGCAGATAATGGAATGTATCTAGAACTTGATGGAAGTAATTTATATTTTGTAGAAAGAACATATGTTCCAGGAATTACAACAGAAACAAGAGTATCACAAGCAAGTTGGAATGTTGATACGATGCTTGGTCCTGGGCATCTCAATCCATCTGGTGTCACATTAGATATTTCCAAAGCACAAATTATGTGGATGGATATTGAATGGTTGGGACTTGGAACGGTAAGACTAGGATTTGTAGTTGATGGTAAGTTTATTCACTGCCACTCATTCCATCACGCAAATCTTATCAATACAACTTATATCACAACAGCATCATTACCTTTGAGATATGAGATTGCAAATACTGGAATTACAACGAGTGCGAGCACATTAAAACAAGTTTGTTCCACTGTAATTTCAGAGGGTGGTTATGAACTTCGTGGATTGCAACAAGCAATAGGAACACCAGTTCAAACACCAGTTGATTTAACAACGGCAGGAACATATTATACAGTCGCATCAATTCGTCTTAAAGCAATACCAAATAGATTAGATGCAATCGTAATTCTAACTGCACTTTCTATTTTAGGTATTACAAACAATGCAACTTATAATTGGCAAGTAAGAGCAAGTGGAACATCTAATGGTGGAACTTGGTCTGATGCTGGTCTCGATAGTGCTGTTGAATATAAGATTGGTGGAGGAACTTATACTGGTGGAAGAATACTAGCATCTGGATATACATATGGTTCCAATCAAGGTTCAACATCAGTAGATATTCTCAAGGAGGCATTATTTAAGTTCCAGTTGGAAAGAGATGCACTAACTGGGACACCCTATGAACTTTCTATCGTATGTGCCTCTGATGCTAATGGTGCAGATATTCACGCATCTATGGACTGGGAAGAAATTAGTAGGTAATTTAGGATTTACTAAATACTTAATATTGTCAAATTATAAGAATGTCATACAAAATAGTGCAAACAATTGCACCATTAACTGGTGTCACAACTGGATCAGCATCAACTAGTGATGCCATTTCACTGAAAAGTGGTGTTTTGAGAATTTCAACTTCTGCAGCAAATGCAAATGTTGCTATTGGAACTGCGCCAACTGCAACCTCATCAGATTTTCATATTGTAACTTCTCAACCAGAAGTCCTGAAGGAAAGAGTTGCTAGACAGCAAATTTCAGGTATTACAACTGGAGCAACCACTATAGTTCTATTCGGAGAAAACTACGGAAATCCATTTGTAGTTGGGGATTATGTATCGATAGAAGGTGCAACTACATCTGGTATCAACACCTCGCACGTAGCAGTAACTGCAAAGACTGATGGGTCAATTACCATTAATCACGACTCATCTTCAGTAGTTGGAGTAATTACAGTAACAGGTGCGGTAGTTGCAAGAAGTGTAAAAGTTTCTGCCTTGGGTCAAGGTGGAACTGCGAATGTCTTTATTTCAGAAGTACAAATCTCATCCCAGGCATAAAAATGAAACTCATCACAGAAGAAATCGAATCAGTAGAAATTATTACTGAAGAAAAGAATGGTATAAAGACCCTGTATATTCAAGGTCCTTTCCTTCAAGCAGAAGTTACTAACAGAAATGGTAGAAACTATCCTCTTTCTATTATGGAGAGAGAAGTAAAAAGATATAACGATAGTTTTATTTGCAAAGGAAGAGCACTTGGTGAACTCGGTCATCCAGATGGTCCAACTGTAAATTTAGATAGAGTTTCTCATATGATTACTTCTCTTCATAGAGAGGGTAATAATTTCATTGGAAAGGCAAAACTTCTTGATACTCCAATGGGAAACATTGCAAAGTCACTTTTGGGTGAGGGAGTAACTCTTGGAGTTTCATCTAGAGGAATTGGTTCTTTAGTTGAGAAGAATGGTATTAAGTATGTGGGTGAAGATTTTATGTTGGCAACTGCTGCTGACATTGTTGCTGATCCATCTGCACCTGATGCCTTCGTTCAAGGAATTATGGAAGGAAAGGAATGGGTATGGGATGGTGGAATCCTAAAGGAAATGAATGCGGCAGAAACAAGACAGAAAATTGAAAGACTTACCAAAGCAAGAAAGTTGAGTGAGCATAATAAACTCAAACTATTAAACGACTATCTTTCAAATCTATAATTTATAAATAAATATAGAATAAATTAATTAAAGATTTTATTCGGAGAATAAAAATGAGTGTCGGTAACGATTTACAAGAAATGGAAGTATCTACTAAAAAATCTACTACTGCAGTAAACAAAGGTGCTAAGCCTGCTGAAGGAATGCCAAAAGGCACAGTTCCAGGTGAAGGTCTTAATAATTCTGTAGAAGATCTCGGAGGTCCCACTCCTCAAAATTCAAGACCAGAAGATGAGTCGAACAAACTCAAGACTCCTGCAAGAACTCTTTCCAGAGTTAGCAACGTCGTAAATAAGGGTGCCAAGGCTCCCGATCCTATGCCCGTTGCTAACAAAGGTGCTATGAGTTATGAGGAGACTGAACTTGAGGATGAAGAGTACATCTCTGAAGAAGAAGAGATTGAGACTGAAGAAGTAGAAGAGATTGCTGAAGATATTCTTTCATTAGAAGAGAAACTCGATGAGATTGTATCTGAAAGAGTAGATTACTCTGACGATATCAATGCTCTGATGGAAGGAGAGGATCTTTCCCCTGAGTTTATGAATAAGGCAGCAATCATTTTTGAAGCTGCGATTAAGCAAAAGTTAATCGCAATCGTTGAAGCATACGAAGAAGAGTATGCTCAAAGACTTGTAGAAGAAGTTACCGAAATCAGAAACGAATTGACTGAAAGAGTTGATTCTTATCTGGAATACGTTTCCGAAGAGTGGATGGTCGAGAACTCACTGCAGATTGAGACTGGTATCAGATCACAATTAGCAGAATCGTTCTTAACCAACCTCAAAGGACTTTTTGAAGATCATTATGTAGAAATCCCTGAAGAGAAATATGATGTCCTAGAAGGAATGGTCGAAAGACTAGATGAAATGGAAGAAAAACTCAACGAACAGATCGAAAGAAATGTTCAGTTAAATAGAAGACTTAGTGAGGCAGTTAGTGACACCATTTTAAATGATGTTGCTGAAGGATTAGCTTTAACTCAAAAGGAAAAGCTTGCAAGTCTTGCTGAAAGTGTTGAGTTTGAAAGTGAAGAAGACTATCGTGAGAGACTGGAGACCCTAAAGGAGTCATACTTCACAAAAATTCCAGTATCTTCATCAAAAGGAGAAATTCTTTTGGAGCAAGCAGATGAGGATTACGGTCCCCAAATGAATGCTTATTTGAAAGCACTTGGTAAATATGCCAAGTGAAATCTACATTATACTAAATATTTGTAGTTAAAAACACTTTAACAAGACTAAACAAGGAGAAAAGCAAATGTTCCTTTCAGAACAATTGCAGAATAAGTGGAAACCACTTCTTGAGGCAAACGGCCTTGATGACATCAAGGATCCTTATAGAAAAGCGGTTACTGCAGTTCTGCTCGAAAACCAAGAAAGATTTTTAAAAGAAGAGAGAGGTTTCCTCACCGAGGCTGCCCCTAACATCAACACTGACCCAGGTGCTACTGGTGCCGCCGGTTTCTCTGGTGGTGCATCTGCTCCAGTTGCAGGTTTCGATCCAGTTCTGATCTCACTGATCAGACGTTCAATGCCTAACCTGGTTGCTTATGATCTTGCTGGCGTTCAGCCAATGAATGGTCCTACTGGACTGATCTTCGCAATGAGAAGCAAGTATGTAAATCAGGACGGTACTGAAGCTCTGTACAACGAGCCTGATACTGCTTACTCAGGTCAGGACGACGGTTACAACCTGGCTCAAGGCGACTACACCGGAGGAAGTGACGGTGGTGCTTCCGTTGGTTTCGGAACCACTGGTTTCGTTGGTGGTGGTACTGCTGCTGGTACTAACCCTGCTCTTCTGAACAGTGCAGGTGCTGTTGGAACTGACTACAGAGTTGGTCAGGGTATGAGCACTCAAGCTGCTGAAGCACTTGGTGGTGCTGCTGGAGATCAGTTCAACCAGATGGCATTCAGCATCGAAAAGATTGCTGTTACTGCCAAGTCAAGAGCACTCAAGGCAGAGTACACTCTGGAACTGGCACAAGACCTTAAGGCAATCCACGGTCTGGATGCTGAGGCTGAATTAGCAAACATTCTCTCAACTGAGATTCTTGCTGAAATCAACCGTGAAGTTATCCGTACTATCTACAAGATTGCTGAAGCTGGTGCTCAAACCAACGTAGCAACTGCTGGTATCTTCGACCTCGATGTTGACTCAAACGGTCGTTGG